GGGTTACCTTACTGCGGATATGCGATTGATTAACTTTTATTCCCATCGTATGTCCGGTCGTGAGGTCAATGAGATGTCACGAGCCCTATATTCGTATGCATACTGGGATCGTACTAATTGGAGACACGCAAATCCAATGCATAATCGTCCGGGCAAGTATGACTTGGGTTCTACACCCTTGGTCGAAGCCCTTGTCGGTATGCAAGCCATCATCCCTTGGTTCAAGAAATCGAATAAGCTCGATGTCGTTAACCTGGTCACCCTGACAGACGGCGAACCGAACACTTCTATGAGCACTGTTTATAACGGTGAGGATGTACCCTACAGCAGAATTACTGGTTACGGTATGGAGCCGCATTTTCAGGATCCGATGACACGGAAGACCTATAACCTTTATAAGGATTTCCAAAAGAAAGGTTTATACCTACGAGATGGTCAGCAGGAGTGTGCCTTATTATACACCCTGTTGAAAGATCGGTACGGCATCAACAATATCGGTATCTATATGGACGGTAATTCTAATGCCAAAACGATTAAACGTAGTACCCTCGAAAGCTTCTTGGGTTGGTACAGTGCTAACCGTGAGCAGTTTCAGAAGGTAAGACAGCAACAGAAAAAAGATGGGTTCTGTACTGTCCAGGCCATGGGGTTTGATGCATACTATATCATTCCTGTTGCACGGATGGATATGAGTGCCCATGACCCGATGGACAGTGTCCATGAGGGAATGAAGAAAGGCCAGTTAAGGACTGCCTTTAAGAAGTCCCTGAAGCAGAAATTCGGCAGTCGGATTTTCGTAGATCGCATGATGCAATTTATCGTTTAAAATCAACGACTTACGCACTTTGAAAACTTCTTTAAAATCAATGGTTTACGGGCGAAAAACTGGGAGGGTTGGTATACAATCCTTCGAGTTCCGGCCCGTTAAGCCACTGATAAAGAATGGAAAAAACCCCCTCTTTACAAGTGGTATAGAACCCCGTATAATAGCTATATTAGATTGGGATATCTATATTAGTTTTAACTTATATTCTCTACAGGAGATCAAATGAGAATTGTGAAAATGAACGACCGCAAGGTCACCTTTGTTAAAGCCGCCCGGGAGCTATTAGGCGACCGGACTGTGATCACACGGCAAGAGATGTTAGCCGTGCGTGAGGAATGCGGCCTCAACCCCACCTGGATTAAAAAACTCAAAACGGGTAACCGTGGTGAGTATTACCTGCCAAGTGAAAAGGGCAGAATCGAGGACGGTGCTATTGCAACATCCGTGACCCAGATCGCAGAAGCAGTAGCCACTTCAGTACAGATGGCTCCTTCGGCAATCGGTGTTATGGAAGAGCAGGATTCTTACATTCCTGAAAAGTTCCAGGGTTATGTTACTTGGGGCAATTTCAACACCGTCAAGGAAGTGATTAAGTCTGGGATATTTTATCCCATGTTTATCACCGGCCTGTCGGGTAACGGCAAGACCCTCATGGTGAAGGAAGTTTGTTCCAGACTCCATCGGGAATATGTCCGTGCCAACATTACCGTCGAGACTGACGAGGACGACCTGATTGGTGGTTTCCGTCTGCTCAATGGTGAGACAGTCTGGCACGATGGTCCAGTGGTGACTGCCATGAAACGTGGTGCGTTGCTTCTCCTTGATGAGGTCGACTTGGCATCCAACAAGATTATGTGCTTGCAACCTGTCTTGGAAGGGTCGTCGATCTACCTGAAGAAGATTGGCAAGTGGGTACATCCTACTCCTGGGTTTAATGTCATTGCGACAGCCAACACCAAGGGTCAGGGTTCAGACGATGGACGTTTCATCGGAACCAATATTATGAACGAGTCGTTCCTCGAACGATTTCCTGTCACCATCGAACAGTCTTATCCGACCAACAAGATCGAGGAAAAGATCCTCGTGAATGAGTTGGCCAAACAGGATAAGGTCGATGATGATTTTGTTGGGAACCTGGTCAAGTGGGCCGATGTAATTCGTAAGACATTTTACGAAGGCGGCATAGATGAGATTATCTCAACCCGCCGTTTGGTACACATCGTAAATGCCTTTGGGATTTTTGATGACAAGGCGAAGGCCATAACTATGTGTATCAGTCGATTTGATGCAGAGACTCGGGACTCGTTTCTCGATCTCTATACCAAAGTTGATTCTGGTGTTTCTGTCGAAGATATCATGGCTGAGAAATCAGAGGATGACATCGACGACGATGAAGATAACGAGGAAGAAGAATACTAAAATTGCTAACCGGCAATTGGTTAGAGATAGGGGTACGACCCTGGGGCAACCTGGGGTCTCCACCTGAAGCTTGGAGAGGCTCCTGCGAAAGGCTCTTTTTCTGTTTATAGAAAAACATCTACCCTGCCCCTTATTTTTTTCAAGGAAATTTATTATGAGTTACAAATCAGAAGATAAAGAATTGACAATTGCCGCTTCAAAGGCTCTGTTACCACATACATTATCTCCCAAGTGGAGAAATGATTCCGCAACTCTGTATTGGGTTGAGAAGGGTATGCTCTTTCCGGGGATGCTTGTAGAAACTGGATTGATTGAGAAGTCAGGTGGTTTGTTAGAAGCAAATACTAACCCGAATCGCACTGAAGATTATAATGATTATTCAGATGCTAAATTTTTATCAGTGGTTAATGACTGTACAAAGATGGCCTCCAATGCAGTAAAGAATAAAAGGGGTGCTTTGAGAATAGTGGTATTTGAACCAAAACAAGATAACGTGTATTTTTTCTATGTTCCTCGCCGCAAATGGAAAGATTATGTTTGTGGTCCCAATTTTCCATTCAAGGGTGATGGTACTCCAAGACGCACGAATCATTGGTGGGGATATGAGCTCGATTCATTTAAAGAACTTGCTCGAATCGAAAAGGAAGATTGGATTAATGTACGTTAGGAATATCTACCCTGCACCTATCATTTTTATTTCTTGTAATGTTGCATCTTGTTCCTTGACTCGGACTCAAGGGTAGATTATCGTCTACGAGGTTGGCTCAGATAATTATGTGCTTGGTGATGATGTGGTACGTCCACTAATTCGAGGCACCGCAACATTACTCTTGACAAACAAACATTTTCCTGGTATAATTATATTATGATTTCTTATAAAATGGATCCTTTGAGAATTAATGTCCGTTTGAAAGAAGGACATGAACGCAAGGATGATTTTTGGAGTAAGGTACCCTCTCGGGATTCTCGACAACCTCTTACACCCAAAAAGAAAACTTACAAGACCAACCATACGATTGCACCTGCATATAACAAAGGGCCATATCAGGTTATATCACAATCAAACATTAAGGACATAGGTAGATGAGCGAAAGACAACAATTTGTAGACAAGATTAGAGCTCTTGTTAGTGAACTGGAAGAGGAGTTAGAAAAACCTAAGATGTTCATTAAGGACGTTGAGCCATTTATGATTAAGGAGGCTGTTGTTCTTCTTAAAAAAGCAGAAACCTATTTAAACGGATATTTACAAGAAGATAAATATCGTGGAAACTAAACTACCAAAAGTTGGAGATATCGTAGAGTTGTTGCCGACTAATAATCGGAACAGACAATTACGATCTCAGGAAAATAAACATTTCTGGGAAGTGCTTGAAGTAGATAAACCAATTTACCTAAAAGGTGATGTGGGATTTATGTTGAAGGCCGTGGGGTCAACACATACACGATGGGCAGCTGCCGACGATATAAAGATTCACGAATTCAGAGAAAATACTTACGATGTATGTTGAGCTACGAGAAAAGGCCGGTAAATATTATGTATTGTTTAGGCATGAAGATTCTAAAGAGAAGGGTGTGGCTCAATTTGTTTCATCAGTGAAACATGAATCTGAAAATATTGCTCGGCAATATGCAAAACAAAATAAATGTTTGGTTAGGCATACATCTGGTGAAGTAGAAACTCCAGAGTTACCTACTCAACCTATAGGAGAAGGATGATGTTAATATCACATGAACTTAAAAAGATTTTTCAGTCGCAACGTGATCGTTTGCGTAATGCAGATCATCCAGATATGATGAGGCCGAAGAATAAACGTAAGCCCTTGAAAGGAGTTGCACGCTTTCTTTATCTAGATAAGAAGGTAAAACTTTCTAAGGCAGAAGCGGTTGCCAATTCTGGTTTAGGATTAGCAACAATGAAGGCGCCTAAAATCCCGGAAAAACAGGAGAAGAAAAATGAAACCTGAACGATATTAATATAGGTTGTATAATAAAATACATGGAGAAGTCCTACACTATGTTTACAGTAGGCATAATGATATAAAAATCAACGAACACAAGTTACGAACAAGGCTCTGCTTGCACCCGATATCCTCTGACTTATAGTTGGAAAGGCCCACCCTCTAGGTGGGCTTTTTTATAAATATAAAAAGCATTTAGGAGGAGACAATGACACAACTAATTGACCCAAAGAAGTTTACTGAAGCTACGACCGCATTGCGGTCCTTTTTTTTGTCTAAAGGATTTGAAGAAGTCCATACACAAAATAGATTATCTATATTAGCAGCTTGCGAAGATCCAACAACAGTGGCCACATATAATTATGCTGGAGAAGTATGGCCACTGCCTCAGACCGGCCAAATGTGGCTTGAATACGAATTACTTAATCGCCCGGAAGTTCCCGGGTTTTTTTGTGTCTCCACATCTTACAGGGAAGAGAAAAATATAACTGAAGGTAGGCATGATATTATATTTCCTATGTTTGAATTTGAGATGCCCGGTAACATCAAAGATTTAGAAAAGATGGAACGAGAGTTATGCGAACATATGGGATTTGGAAACGGACACGGTATTGTAGATAAGGATTATTTAGAATGGTGTGAATATTTTAAAGTAGAAGAACTAGAACATAAGCATGAAGATGCAATGTGTAAGAGTTGGCAAGGTAGAGTTTGTATGATTAAAAACTTTCCTAATTACACAAGTCCATTTTGGAATATGAAACAGAACGGAGATGGTACGGCAGCTAAGATAGATGTTATTATCTCTGGTCAGGAAACCATTGGATCAGCTGAGCGATCTTCAGATCCTGATGAGATGATAAAGATGTTCCATGAAATTTCGGATGGTATGTATGCGAATTTACTTTATGATAAGTTTGGTAAGGAAAGAGTCGATAAAGAACTAGATGATTTTCTATCTTTAGATATGATTCCAAGAGTGGGTGGAGGAATTGGTATTACAAGATTACTTCATGCAATGAATGATTATAGTATAAGACGAGTCATAGCTAATATGTAAGAACAGATCCGGGGTGGTGGAAATGGTAGACACGCCTAACCGTTTATTAGGTGGTATTTCAATACCGTGCAAGTTCGATCCTTGCCCCCGGAGCCATTCTCTTGCTATTTATTTTTTTGACCATAAATAGTACTGTGCAGTACACTAAGGAAAGAGAATAATATTATATGGCATTCATGGGTCAAGATGGCTTCGTATGGGCTATCGGTGTAGTTGAAGATAGGTTCGATCCCGAGAAGTTAGGCCGAGTCAGAGTTCGATGGCTCGGATATCACACCGAAGATAAAGAAAAAATCCTCACTAAAGATTTACCGTGGGCACAGGTCATGCAATCTGTGGGTGGTAATTCTATGGCAGGTGTCGGAGATGCACCTGTAAATCTAGTAGAGGGATCATGGGTAGTTGGATTCTTTAGGGATCCGATTTCATTACAGGATCCTATTGTAATCGGTACGATGCCCGGTATGAATACTGTTACCGCTCTAGCAGGAAGTGATAGTAAGAAGTGGGCTCAGAATAGAGGTGCATATAAAACCTTTAATCAACCTCAAACGTATGATGACGAGAATAAAGTAGTACCTGGTACTGAAACTGAATATAAAGATTTTGAAAAGGGATTCTTTGATCCTACATATGATCAGGCAGATATACCTCATCCACCCAGCGAATTATCTTTTGGATCTGCTAAAGGATATGCGACTGTGCCAGTCAAGTATATCGTATTTGATTATGCGGATAAGAATCTTTATCCTCGGGTATTAAATTTATCTCCAGGCGGGCCCTATGAAAATGTTAGGGATTTAATAACTGATCCTAAATATGCCGATTTAAAAATAGCTGCCCATAGTGGAGGTAAGGAAGTTTTATCTGAAGTGGTTAATGCTGGAGTATGGTCTAATCTACCGAGTGATCCTCCATTAATGGAATCGGATGCTGTGGCAGCACCAAAACGTATTACTCATTCCGATTTGTTGCAGCTGATGTTTAAGACTACTCGACGAGTAGTATCGGATGCTCGATTGCCTACAGAGCCTAACTGGACAAACTTAGGTACGATGAAGTGGCCGGACACAATGACTTATTCTAAAGCAGGTGATGATAAAGAACCGTTTTTTAGAATTGGTGCTCTCTCTACTGAAGAAAATCCAGATTCCTCTAATCAATTATTAGTTGATGCATATAGTCGTTTACCAGGAGTAGATCGAGAAAATTTTATTATTACGACAGGTTATCTTGAAGATGGTTTCTGGAGAGATTCAAAAACTCAACTTCCGTCATATCCTTTTATTAGAGATATGGCTAATAATTCAGCTGGAGACGATTCACGTCCTAGTGATTTGCAAACATCTGAGACAGGTCAGTTTGGACAATCGGGTGAATGGTATAGAACAACACATCCACGAGTCAAGTATGTAAAGAAAGGAAGCCTTACTGCAACACAAGCGGCTCAAGCAAAACTTTTATATGATGCAGGACATTATGGTACTGGTGTCTATGAGATGGATGATGATCCAAAAGATCCTGTAGGACGTCAAGATATAAAATGGGATGATATTGGGATTAATGATTTAGTAGTTGTGCAGGTACCGGATACTAATCCTTTAGCACAAGGCGGTATACCCATTGCAAGTTTAACTTCTACTGGAGTAAAAACTAAATCAGGATTCTTTACAGGAGCAACAACAGGAACAGGTAAAAATGCTAAACCTGAAGTATCTGAAGCTGTTGCACCGTACGCCGGTGATATAGTTCAGATTGCTGGTTGTCGAGGATCGCAAGAACTTAATGGGAGAGTATTTAGAATTCTAAGTGTATCGGGAACAGATGCCCTAACATTTTCATTAGGTACAGCGGATGGCGGATTATTCAGTGGTCCGGGAAGTACGAAAATTAGTACTGCGCCTGTTTCTACTTATATTAATGGTGGAGTTGTTCTAATTAATCCACATCCTGTGTTACAGTGGAAGGCAGAAAGTAGAGAACGACAGATTAATATTGGATCACCTAATCCTGAGACAGGTCTTAATGAGAAACATTGGAATCAACCAACTGGAGACTTTAATGCCCAGTACCCTTATAACCATGTCTACGAGTCCGAGAGCGGACACCTAAGAGAGTTTGATGATACACCTGGGGCAGAACGCATCCATGAATATCACCGAGCTGGAACGTACTACGAAGTCGATCATGCAGGGAATAAGGTAGACTATGTTAAGGGTGACCGTTATGACATCTCTATGCATGATGATTATGTCTACGTTAAAGGTAGAGTGGTACACACCTATGATGATGAAGTTTTAATTCGATGCAATGATAGATTAGACCTTTCAGCAAAGTGGAAGATGCAGATATGGTCAGGTGGTGATTTAGATATACATTCTAAACGTAATATTAATCTGAAATCAGATGGTGATATTAACTTGCAGGCTGATGGCCACATCAATATGCAGGGCACCACACTTACTGCGGAACAAGCTGAGACAAAGGCGGGAACCCGTGGTGTATTTGAAATGTCTAAGATTCGTATGAAGGCTGGACATTTGGAAGCAGAGATGATCGGAGATGAAGGTCATCCTGACATGATGGGTATAGCATTGCAATCTAATATTGCACCCATACAAATTAAAACAGTTGCTGAAGGTAAGAGTATTTTTGTGACATCGGCAGAAGATATTGAAATGTTTGCCAATGTTGATTTTTATCGTACTGCATGGACTGGTAAGATGTGGGATTATGCTTATACAGGTTATAATCTAACCGCAGTCACAGGTAATATACATATTCTAGCCTCAGGAACGAATAATGATGCATCAGATTCTGATGATGGTTCTATTTTTATTACAGGCAAAAAATGGGTAGATATTGAAGCGTGTACAGAAGATTTGAATCTTACTGCAGGTTGGAAAGATATTAATCTTAAAGCTACTGGACTTTCTGATCCAGACGTATTAGGAGGCCGAATTAATATGGAGACGGTAGCAAATACAGTAACAGGTAGTGGAACATTTAGTATACTTTCTGATGCAGATATAGATATTAAATCTACCAACAAGCCTATATTCATAGAAGCAGCTAAAGATACAGATGGTAGTATTAATATTAAAGCAGCAGAAGATATTTTTATAGAATCTGCTGATGCTATGAATGTGAAGTCTGGAGGAGTGATGAATACACAATCTGGTGGGATTCATAACTTATTGTCTGGTGGTGATATTCTACTTACTGCAACTGGTAATGAAATTCATTTGAATAGTACTGCAGCAGGTAGTGCTACAGCAGCTACTGCTTCCATCACAACTTCTCCAGCAACAGCTTCCACAGCTGATGTAGGTAAACCTGCTTACATTGCAGAAACAATGTCTCTGCTTGTAATTGATTTGCCGAATCCAGTTCTATCTGATCCGCCCCTTATACCTGCAGCTCATTCTTGGGTGGAAGACTCACACGGTCTAGCTCTTAATGCAAATACTACTGATGGTGGAGGTGGTGAGAACATTAGAAATTTGCAAGACTTGTTATCAGATATGAGTTCTGGAGTGGTTGCTCATACCTTTACACCATCAAGTGAGGTAGGCAAACAAGTATGGACAGGATCACACACAACAGAAACTGCTGGAGACTGGAGTGGTTATACTGAGAAACCAGATGAAGAAGGACCGACGGCAAAAAAATATGTTTTGGGGCCGCAATCATTGTCTACCATCAGACGTTTTCATGGTTGGGGAGAGGACGGTGATACTACGGATACAAAACAAGTTACTTGGAAATGTACAGAACCTAGTACACAACCCTAAGGAGATAAGACATGGGAAGATTAGTGGCTAGAGGAGATCAGAGAGATGATGTTGATACTGGTCATCTTTGTGATGGATCAACAACTACAGATCAGTGCTCACCAGATGTAATAGTTTGTGGATATGGTGTGGTACGAGAAGGAGATGCTAATACGAGTCATTTGGTTGGTGATGATCCACCCTGTAGTGGTCACGCTCCAACAATGAGCACAAATATGTCAACATCAGTAAAAGCAAATGGCGATTATATTGCCATGAAGTTGTCGAAGTATGGAACAGAAGTTATAGACGATATACATTCTGAACAGACTACAGTATTTGCAACTTAATAATTAGGAGAAAAATATGTTAAGTAAGTTAATAGAAATAGTGAAAGATAGAGATTTAAGTTTGGGCACAATATTAATTATTGTTGCAATTTTAGTTTGGATAATTCCAGTGAAGCTGGTATTGTCACTTTTAGGAATTTATGGTTTGGTTCAAATCTTTTGGAAGAAAGAAGAACAAATAAAAGAAGTTCATCAACACCATCACCATCACAATAACAATAAGAAACCTAGGAAGAAGAATGCCTAAAAGAATACATTTACCATCTTCAATAAAAAAAGATAAAATAAAAAAAAGAACCTCGATTGGTAACTCAGTGAGGTCTCGACCCAAGAACAAATACAAAAAGAGAACATGGAAAAAGTACAGAGGCCAGGGTAAGTGACATAAATATTACAAATGGCAAAAACAATAAATGCTGGGTATGATGATGCTCAAAGTGTAAATCAAAGTTCTAAAACAACTTTTTTATATAAGGACATTAGCTTATACTTTACAAAAAATCCAGTAACTGGAGACGTTACTGATGTTACGGATGTACAAGACATTAAAAGGTCTGTTCGTAATTTAGTATTGACTAATAGATTTGATCATCCCTTTCATCCGGAGATTGCTTCTCGGGTGAGGGAATCTTTATTTCAAATGTTTACACCTGTCACGATCAATATTGTTAGAAATGCTATAATTGAAGTATTGTCGTTATATGAACCTCGGGTTAGTGTTACGAATGTAGAAGTAGCTGATCCTGAGTATACGTTTCAGGATCAGAATACTTTGCCGATAAAGATTTATTTTACAATTCAAAACGCACCAGAAACTTTAGAGGAAGTTGATGTAGTGTTAGAGAGGATACGTTAAAATGGCAGGATTAAATACAAAAGGTAAAATGTCAATTACCGAATTAGATTTTGATGCGATTAAATCTAATTTAAAAACATATATGAAAGGCCAAACGACTTTTACAGATTATGATTTTGAAGGTTCAGGACTTTCAGTTCTGCTAGATGTGTTGGCTTACAATACACACTATAATGCCTTCATGGCGAATATGGCTGCTAATGAAATGTTCCTCGATACTGCGGTAAAGAGAAATAGTGTAGCCTCTCATGCTAAAGCTTTAGGTTATACCCCAGGGTCAGTAAAGGCACCCGTGGCTTATGTAGATGTGACAGTGAACAATGCAAATACAGCATCTGTTACTATGAATGCTGGTCATGCATTTAGTACTACGATTTCTGGTACGACTTATCAATTCGTAAACACTACAGCACGAATACTACAACCAACAGCTGGAGTTTATACTTATTCTAATATTCCAATTTATGAAGGAACTTGGGTCACTACTAAATTTACTAAAGATACAACAGACGCTGATCAAAAATTTATTATACCAAATGCGAATGTAGATATTTCGACTATTGCTGTTACAGTACAGACAAGTTCTGAAGATACTAGTTTAACTACATTTACTAAAGCTAATAACTTAGTAGAAGTTAAGAGTACAACAAATGCTTTCTTTATTCAGGAAACAATAGATGCGGAATGGGAAGTTTATTTTGGAGATGGTGTTGTAGGATCGTCATTGATAAATGGTAATATTATTATCTTATCTTATGTAGTTACTAATGGTGCTGATGCTAATGGTGCTAATACGTTTTCATCTACTTCCACTATTGGGGGTTTTGCAGATATAACTGTTGCTACTCAAACGGCAGCTGCAGATGGTGCGGCTGCTGAGGGTTTAGATGCTATTAAGTATAATGCTCCCTTTAGTTATGCTGCACAGAATAGAACAGTGACAGCCGCAGACTATAAGGCCATAGTTCCTCAACTGTATGCTAATGTAAAGGCCATTGCAGTATGGGGTGGGGAATATGCAAGTCCTGCTGTATATGGTAAAGTATATATTAGTATTTTACCTAAGACAGGAACTACTCTTACAACATCTACAAAGGCTGATATTGTAACTCTCTTACAAGATTATAATGTTGTGAGTATTACACCTGAACTTATCGATTTAGAAACGACTAAAATAATACCTATTGTAAATTTTAAGTATGATGCTAATGCCACAGCTAAATCAAAAGAGGCCTTGGCAACATTAATAACAACAGCAATTGCAAGTTATAGCACAACAAGTTTAGAAAAGTTTGAGCAGGTGTTTAGATATTCGCCCTTCACAACATTAATTGATGAAGCAGATCCAGCAATTCTATCTAATATCACTACCATAAATATAAGTAAGACATTTAAACCTACTTTAGCTAGTGCATTAAAATATACGATTAGTTTTTCTAATCCTCTTTATAATCCACATACAGGTCATGCTGCAACAACTACAGGTACTACGGCTGGCGGTATTCTTTCCTCAACAGGATTTACTATATCTGGTGATGCCAATACTTATTATCTAGAAGATGATGGTGAGGGTTTGGTAAATGCTTATTATATTTCAGGTTCGTCTAAAGTATATCGAGCAGCTGCAGAAGGTACCATAGATTATACAACAGGTGATATTGTATTGACTAAGATTAATATTGCAACTGTCGGACAGGTAGATGGTGCAGATAGTACTAGTATTCGGTTAACAGTAACACCTTCATCTAATGATGTGGTTCCTGTTCGTAATCAAATTCTAGAAATAGATACAATCAATCTTTCAGTGACGGGTGCAGCTGATACAATTGCTGCCGGTGCCGGAGATGCTGGAGTAAATTATTCAACTACTTCTAGCTATGCATAATGCCTACATTAAAAAATAAAGTATCTCTACAAATAGATAGTCAACTGCCTGAGTTTGTTCAAGCAGAAAATCCAAACTTTGTTGCTTTTATGAAAGCATATTATGAGTTTCTTGAATCTGCTGAATTAAAACTTACTACTCTTGGATCGGTCGATGCTATTCTTTCTGAAGCTCAACCAGTAGATGCCAGTTCAGATAACTTTATTATATTAGAGGATACTAATAGATATCGTCCAGATCAAAAGGATAAAATTCTTTTACAAGACACTACAACCGGTGCCTTTGTAAATACTGAAACTATTAGAGGTCAGACTTCTCAGGCCACAGCAGAAATTAGAGTAGAAGATATTAATGATAATTCTCGATTGTTTATTTCTTCCCAGAATGATTTTATTATTGGAGAACAGGTAGTAGGTGAGACTTCAAATGCATCTGGTATTATATCAAACTATACAGCAAATCCAGTACAAAATATTCAGCAGCTTTTAGAATATGCTGATGTTGATGATACTATCGATCAATTTTTTGACGAGTTTAAAGAGGCCTTCCTTAAAACAATACCTAAAGGTTTAACCGCAGGTGTTAATGAAAAAACTATTCTAAAAAATATTAAGGATCTTTATAGATCGAAAGGAACTAAAAAAGGACACGAATTATTTTTTAGAATACTTTTGAATGAGGAAGCTCAATTATCATATCCTAGAACAGATATGCTTAGAGTGTCTGATGGAGATTGGTCAGAAGATACAGTCTTACGAGTAACACCGGGTGATGATACTATTCTTATGGAAGATGCATCTGCTGGTAGTGATATTTTTATATTGTTGGAAGACGGCGGTCAAATTAAAACAGAGATTTCTTTACCGGGTACATCAGATTTACTTAAATTAGTAGGTCAAGAAATTACTCAAGCTGCAGTTATTGATTTAAGTATTTTATCAGGTGGAGCTTATTATAATTTAGGTTATTCTATAATTAATCAAGCTACGGCTCTTGTAGATAAAGTAACTGCTTATACTCTTGGTGGAGAAACGGTATATGAATTAGTTTTGAGTGATAGTAGTGTAAATGGTACTTTTGTTTATGGACAAGATGTTACTGCGGAAGCTAATGATGATCCTGATGTTACTTTATATGCTAAGATGGTTGCAATTATTACAGACTATAATGCAGTCGATTCAACTTCTAGTCAATATTATGATGTAGACGATGCGCTTACTGTAACAGCTGCTAATGGTGCAGATGGTTCAGCTAAAATAGAATCTTTAACTTCTGGCGATATTCTATCAGTTATAGTTGATGCTGGTGGGTCCGGATATGAGATTGGTGATGCGGTTACTGTAAATAATGCAAATACGAATGGAACGAGGCTGGCTGCGCAAATAGCTGTGGTCAATGGTGGGGTGGCACCTGAGACTGGAGACTTAGCAACTGAATTTAATATTACTCTAGAGTCTGGTGGTAGTTATGGAGCAGGAGATATTCTTCTAGAAGATTCTACTGGTTCAGTGAGTAATTATGTTACTCAACAAGATAACTATGAAATGATTGCTGAGGATCATATTATTCTTGAGAATTTTACTGTATTTACTGATGGTATAATGGGACAACTCATTGTACAAGAATCAGGAACGGGCACAGGTGATGTTACAGATATTGTGGTGACCTCAGACGGTTATGGTTATACAAAAACTCCATTACTTACTTTGCCCACGGCAGGTTCAAGAACTGGTGGCACCATATTTGCTAAAGGGAGTGGCCTGGTAGGTAGTATAAGAGATGTATCTATAATTGATGCCGGTGCTCATTATACTGCACCTATAACTTTAGGAGCTCTTACCAATTTCTTATGTACTGATATTTCAGGAACATTTACATTAGACGAAACTGTGACTGGTGGTACATCTGGAGCAACAGGTATCTATAAAGAGACTGATGCAGATAGAAACATTATAAAACTTTCTAATGTTACAGGTACGTTTATAGGCGGAGACAATAAATCTGGAGAGACTATCACAGGAGGAAGTTCTACCGAAACTGCTATAATAGATTCTTATGGGTCTGTATCTTTATCAGCCAGTCAGGGTACTCTAGGAACTACATCTGGGAAGTTCTTGAATGAAGATGGTTTCCTTGATGAGAAAACTAAGAAGATTCAGGATAGTTACTATTGGCAAGATTTTTCATATGTTGTAAAAACAGCTACTTCAATTAATAACTGGAGAGATCAAATAATTGCATCCGTGCATCCAGCAGGTTGGCAAGTATTTGGTCAAGTAGATATTGCAACAGCTGTACAATCTATAGCTAACATTACTTCAATCTTTGGATTGGGTGGATTGTATAAGTTCATTTGGAGTACTTTAATAGGTCGTCGTTTAGGAACTACAGATCAAGGAACTTTGAGTACAAGTCCAGATGCAGGTATTAATGATCCTTCTACACCTACTCCTGCTCTTGAAGTTACGGGGTCAGGAACTTTTACTAATGGTCAGGTAATTACTGGCGGAACGTCTGGTGCAACAGGATTAGTCTTTAGTGATCTTGATGAGGCTGTCCGACTAATACATTTTACATCTCTTACCGGAATCTTTCTAGTTGATGAAGCAATTAGTAGTGGAGCTGTTACCGCAACAGTAAAGAAAGTTTTTGGTCTATTAGGACAACGAGATTTAACTCTTAGTCATTATATAGAAATAGTAACACCACCCATTTCGATGTCGGGACAACGATATGGATTTGCTCCAGCATATAGAGATGTTGATAATTGGAAGTGGGTACAGAGTCAAATAGAGTCTGCTACATCTACTAGAACATTCGGTAGTTTGGACGTGTATCCGGTTTACTTAAATATGGTAACGACTATTAGTAGTGGGATAGATTCTTCGACTACGACGATACCCGTAACTGCTACAAATAACTTACCTACACAAGGTACGATTAAATTAGGAACGGAAGAAATAACATATACAGGAAGGTCTACATCAACCGGTACCGGTAACCTTACTGGAGCAACAAGAGGTGCCAATAGTACATCAGCAGCATCTCATTTAAGTGGAGCTAACCTTACGTTAGTTCGTAATGCTGTTAAACTAAAGAATGGTTGGAGAATATCCGATTGGGCTTTGTTTGACGATCAATTAACCCCAGTAACAATTGCAAGGGTGATGCAGGGCTATGCCAATGACAGTACTAGTTGGTTGGGGTCGCCTAAGAATCCAAGATGCATTGATGCTGAAATAACTGTAGGAAAGACGTAGCACAACCTATATAAATAGTAATAAATATTAGAGAGAACTAATACCATGCCAGCTATAGTAACAAATAAATTTAGACTTAACAATGCGGAACAGTTCTACGAGTCTTTTGCAGAGGCAAGTACGTCCTACTATCTGTTTGTAGGTAGACCACAACCGTGGACAAGCACAACACCGTATGGTGGGGGTACAGATTCTGCACCACCTACACCTCTGGATAATGTAGATGATGAGTTTATGTATTTCCGAGATATGCAAGCTGCAAAAAGAATTGCATCAAGTGATATACAATATGCCATACCTAGACATACTTGGACAACAGGTACAGCATATGACTACTACAGAGGCGATTATGGAGCACAGTGGTCAACTACTACAAGCGACATTGTAAAAACAGAAAATGACGGGACAAATCTTTGGGCATCAACTACACTTTTTTATGTGATAAGTTCATTGAATAATGTTTATAAGTGTATGTGGAATAATGCAGGTGCGGCTTCTACAGTAGAACCTACTGGTACTTCCAATAGTGAGCTAACAACTGCGGATAGTTATGTGTGGAAATATATGTATACCCTTACTACTGCACAAGTAGCAGACTTTCTAACCGCAGATTTTATGCCGGTAGCAACAAACTCAACAGTATCGGCAGCTGCAGTAGACGGTGCAATTCGACATTATAAAATAGAAAGAGCTGGATCCGGATATACGAATAACACATATACTACTATTGCCGTTAATGGAGATGGAGCGAGTGCAGAAGTAACCGTTGTGGTTTCTGGTGGTGCCGTAGACAGTGTGACATCAACGACTGCAGGTACCGGATATACTTTTGCAACGTGTGACATAGATGCTATTTCAGGTATCGGTACACCTACAACAAGTGCTATAGTTACTCCGATCATTGGACCAAAGGGCGGCCATGGTTTTAATGCAGTAAATGAACTCGGTGGTTTCTATGTGATGACAAATACATCAATTGCCAGTACTGAAGGCTCAGGAGATTTTGTAGTTGATCAGGATTTTCGTAGAGTGGGTATTGTTCTTAATCCATATAACTATGGAACAACTACAGTGGCCACTGCATCGACATTAAGTGCTCTCAAATCTATGACATTTGCAGCATCACCAACCCCAGGAACATTTGTTCACGATGAAATAATTACAGGTGGAACATCTGATGCTAAAGGTAAAGTAGTTCATTGGGATTCTACAAATAGAGTTTTGAAATATATTCAAACACAATGGACTGGAGTAGAAACAGCTGGAGCAGATAAGAATAAATTGACTGCATTTGCGGTGAGTGAAGTTGTTACTGGTGCAGGTGCAGCTACAGGTACAATTTCTGCTTTAACAAATCCAGAGATTGATTACTATTCAGGTAATGCAATTTATGCAGAGGATCGTTCTCCAATTACAAGAGCTACAGACCAGACAGAAAATGTTAAACTTATAGTGGAATTCTAATATGCCAGCCAGAACTGATTTTAATGTATCACCTTATTGGGATACATTTAATATAGATAACGACTTTTATCGTGTATTATTTCGTCCGGGTTTTGCGGTACAAGCAAGAGAACTAACAACACTCCAAACAATTCTACAGAATCAAATAGAACAGTTTGGTAATCATTTCTTTAAAGAAGGTACGATTGTTATACCAGGTAGTGTTGCATACGATGACAAATATTATGCTGTAAAAATGCAATCCACATTTGGTGGAACTGCGGTTAATACTTATTTGGACGATTATGTAGGTTCAGTCATAACAGGAGCTACATCAGGAGTAACTGCTGAAGTAGTGGGTAAAGCTGTAACTACTTCTGACGATCCTGATACTCTTTTTGTAAAATATATTAGTGCATCTACTGTAGATAATGCTACTCAAACATTTACTAATGAAGAAGAAATTTCAGCAAATAAAATAATTTCATCTTATGCATCTGGAGTAGTTTCAGCACAACTTCAAGCAACTGCTGCTACATTTACTGGATCAGCTGCTAGTGTAACCGCAGGTATTTTCTTTGTTCGTGGTTTCATGTGTAGAACTACTGCTCAAACAATTACATTAGACAAATATTCTAACACACCATCATATAGAATAGGATTTACAGTAACAGAAACTTTAGTTACTCCAGAAGATGATCCTAATCTTTTAGATAATGCTCAAGGTACTTCTAACTATGCAGCCAAAGGTGCTCATCGTTTTCAGATTACGCTTACTTTAGCAAAGAAAACTCTTACTGAAACAGACGATAGTAATTTTATTGAACTGGCTAGAGTTGATAATGGTCAGATTGTTCATAGACTGAAAGCAACAGAATACACAATTATTAATGATATGCTTGCTCGCCGTACTGATGACGAGTCTGGAAATTATATTGTAAAACATTTCGATATAGATCCACGAGAGAATTTGAATGATGGCACTAATAGAGGAATTTATACTGCGGCACAAGGTGGAGTAGAAACAAAAAATACTTTAGTTATTGGACCTGGTAAAGCATATGTTAATGGATATGAAGTAAATAAACAATCTGCTACCTTTGTAAATATAGATAAGGCACGCACAACTAAATCTATTAACAATGATAATGTTCCTTTTAATTTAGGTAACTATGCAAAGGTAGATAATGTTTACAGTCAACCAGATATATCCGAAGTGGGTACAAGTATTAATCCTTTTGACACAGTAAAACTTTATGATAAACAAACTCCTCCAGCTGCTACAGGGGCCGGCCGTGGGTTTGCTTATGGAACAAACATAGGTCAAGCAAGATCACGATCATTTGAATATGGATCGGGTACTGTTGCTGCTACGACAGCACAATATCATCATTACTTGTTTGATATTTCGATGTACACCTTG